ACGGTTGCTATCAACGCAATCGCATCTATCTGGGATGACTTTTCCAAGACCAAAGTAAAAGAAATCTACGGCACAGCAGGATTCACACCCCCACCCACTAATGTAGGGTGCGCTTCGTGCATTAAGGATATGATGAAATTAGTCGTTGCGTGGCGTAGGATCGAAGGGCAGAACTCATTAGTTCCGTTCAAGGGTATTCCACAGTCAGCACCAAAAGCAAATGTAATTGAGGTTAGAGTTGCGCCCAAAGTTGAAACAATTGCCCCCGTCACGCCCAAAGGGCAAAAGGCTGATTACTCGAATATGAAATTCGGAGAACTTCGCGGCATTGCAAAGAAGCAAGGAATCAAGTTTTCAAACAAAGTAAGCAAGCAAGAACTAATTGATTTATTGAGCAAGTGAGCAAACCATTTGGAAGGCAAGGAAGAAAGAAAGGGATATTTGTAATTGAAAAAACGGTTACGATAAACCCCAAAGGATGGAGGCGCATTTTTCAAAGCCCCAAACCAACCAAGCGGTACTTCCAAATAAATCACACTGGTGCTGGATGGGTAGACTTAGTGGAAGCAAGACCTTTAAACTGGAAGATGGCAATGACAGCAATAAAAGAAATAGGTGAAAAGAACCTCACCGTAAGAAAGTTAGTAAAGCACAAGAATCAATTCAGCGTAGAGTAATGGCACGCAGTTCAACGACATTCAAAGAGGGTAATCTTTTCCACCTACTTGCCACCAATGCAGGGAGGCCGAGAATCTTTGACACGCCTGAAGAACTTGCCACAAGGGTAATCGAGTACTTCGAATGGTCAGCAGAGAACGATAAAGGAAAATTCACCAGTGCGGGGTTAAGACTGTTCTGTAACCTGTCAAGATATAACTGGCGGGACTATAAAGCAAAACCCGAATTTGCCCACACCTTAGATCAAATCGAAGTTATTTTGGAGGACTTTTACGAGAAGAAGCTACACTGGGCGGGGTCTACACAGGGTGCAATCTTTTGGTTAAAGAATAAAGCGGGATGGAAAGATGAGTCTACCATCAACGAAAATGTGACCAATCTTACGGCCAATTTTGGTACTGCGAAAAAAGACGTTGAGAATCCAAAGGCGAAATAATTGACTTACAAAACATTAGTCTTTATTTTTCGGCGGACATAATAGAGTAGGATTACAAGAATGGAAATTACCCTCTATACCCCCCACAAAAATCAGGAGTTAATCCATAAATCAATAAACGAGGGCACGAATAAGTACTTCGTTTTATCCATCGGTCGGCAGTTCGGCAAGACAATGCTTGCTATGAACCAACTATATTACTGGCTCATTAACGATCCCGGATGCAAGTGTGCTTGGGTGTCACCAATCTACAAGCAGAGTAAAAAAGTCTTTGATGAAATGGTTGAGGCTTTTATTGACACGGGAATTATAACCAAGAACGCGGCAGAGTTAACCATTAATGTCGGCAAGTCATCTCTTCAGTTCTTTTCAGCAGAACGCTACGACAACATACGAGGCTTTACTTTCGACTATCTTATCATTGATGAATTTGCTTTCATTGATGCGGAGGCGTGGACAGAAGTGCTCAGAGCAACTGTACTGGTGAAGGGAAAAAAGGTACTGTTAATCTCAACCCCGAAGGGCAAGAATCATTTCTACACCGTCTGCCAATTGGAACACTCAAACAGCCAGTACAAATCATTCCACTTCACCTCATACGATAATCCCCTAATTGACCCAAAGGAAATAGATGACGCTCGTGCAACACTCCCTGACCATATTTTCAGGCAAGAATACTTAGCAGAGTTCATAGATGATGCAGGGGCTGTCTTTCGGAATATACCCGATGCAATAAGAACCGCACCGAGAACAACCAAGATGTACTTCGGTTTGGACTTAGGCCGAGCAGATGACTACACCGTGCTTACAATAATCAACGATAGGAACGACGAAGTGTTTTGCAAACGTTGGAGGCATATGGATTGGTCAATGATCGTAAACGAAGTGGTGATAGTTCTGAATGACTTCAAACCAAAGGGTCAAGTCGAATCGAATGGCGCGCAGGATGCTATCTTTGAAATGATCCACAAGAAAGTAAACTACGGCAAGCAAAACGTTCAGCCGTTCATTACCACTTCAAAAAGCAAGCAAACGATTATCGAAGATTTGATCGTGTGTTTTGAGGAAAAGTCCATCGGGATAATTGGTGAGGACTTTCAAAAGCAAGAATTAGAGATATTCACATACGAATACAACCTCAAAACCAGAACGATAAAATACTCTGCCCCAACAGGGTTGCACGATGACTACGTAATGAGCCGAGCAATTGCAAACAATTCTTTGAAGACGTTAAAAACCACAGGCAAATATAATTTGGTAGGCACGTAAATCATACTAACATTTTCCCGCTTGGTTAGTCTTTAATGTATGATACCATCAAGCTGGGACTCCGTAACGGTAGAAAGTTACGTACCTTTTCAAAAGACATTGTCTGAAAACCCTCAATCAGAATCTGAGGCTTACGACCTTCGCATAAAACGTGCGTGCTTACTTGCCAACGTTGACGTAGACGAAGTGTTAAATCTTCCCCACAAAGAGTTGATGAAGGTGGATGACCTTTTGAAAAAACCCATCCCAACCAAAATCATTAAACGATTCCGATTAAAGGGACATTTGTATCAAGCGCACCTAGACCCACGCAAATATACAGCGGGTGAGTATATGGCAGTAATGAACGCCTGTAAAGATAAGGGAGCAGAAAACATTCACAGGATATTATTCCTTGTATGCCGTCCAATCAACAAAGTGGGTAGTATAATCACTATTCCACCCGATGAAGTCGAGCAAAGGATAAACGACTTCAAAGAACTTCCTGTTTCAATTGGTTATCCGATTGCGCTTTTTTTTTGGAATCTCTCAAAGAAATTAACAGACGCTACCCTCGATTATTCAACCGAGATTCTGAAGAAAGTGAAGTCGGAAATGGAAGCGGCCTATTCAGACGCTATGGATGGCTAGTCACTTTGGATGCTTTGGCTGAAGGTAAGGCAGAGAGGTACGCATATTTTGAAGGGCTTAATGTGATTGAATTTTTAAACCTACTCCAATTCCAATGCGACAAGGCCGAGGAAAGGAAAAGGGAGATTGAACTTGAAAGATTAAAAAGTAAACGTGGCTAAATCCTTTTTCTCAGATACTGAACTTGCAACTGGACAAGAAACAATGTCCGATGTTCTAATCGCGTGGGGCAATGAGGTAGTGAAGGCATTGAAGAAAAGCCTTGATGACAAAACCAGTGACAATACAAGCGGAGAGTTAGAACAAAGCATCGTAGTTCTACCGATCAATTATTTAGGTCAGAAGTGGCAACTTCAATTCAAGGCTGCTGACTATTGGAAGTTCATCAACAAGGGCGTGCAGGGAGCGGGTAAAAACACAGCAATTGACGGAAGCAAGGCTCGTAAAAGTTATTCTAATAAAGCCCCGTCAAGCCCTTTTAAATACACGAATAAAAAACCGGGGGTTAATTTTTCATCGATCACAGGAGGATCACTAAGACAGTGGGCTTACAACAAAGGTCTTAATCCTTACGCTGTCCGGGAGTCTATTTTTCGCAGGGGGATAAAGCCTACGTTCTTTTTTGACAGCGTGGTAAACAAATCTTTAAAGGAAGATTTGATCGAGAGGCTAGAAAAGGTCGGAGCAAAGGAAGTAGAAATAACACTTTCAAAAGAATTTAAATAAATGGCAATCACAATCATAGAAGATATTCCCCTCTTTAACCCAGCGTTCAACCGTATGATAGTTGTTGCTGATTCGACCAATGTCGCTCAACCGTCTTTCAAGTATTTGTTCGATGTGTATGTCAACTTCCCTGCGACGGTTGAAGTGAGGCGATTTGCTGTTATCCCAGAGCCGGATCAGAACTACGGAGTAGTTGATGTAGGTCGATTTGTGGAGAGTGCTTTATCTTCCACTCTGGGGGTCTTTGATTCGACTGCCGCGTTTGCGATAGGCCAAAAT